TACCCCAGACTTTGTGTTACCTAATGGGATTATAATAGAAACAAAGGGTAGGTTTACAGCAGACGATAGACGTAAACATGCCGCTATTAAGAAACAGCATCCAAAGCTAGACATTAGGTTTGTATTTGAGAGTAGTAGACGTAAGCTGAGTAAGGGTGCTAAGACAACCTACGGTCAGTGGTGTGAAAAAAATAAGATCTTATTCTACGATAGGATCATCCCAGAAGATTGGTTAAATGAAAAGGGTAAGGACATGCATCCTGATCTAATACATTTCCCATACAAAAAAGTGAAGAGGAAATAATATGGCAGAAGAAAAAGTATTTATAGACTTTGATCCAAACGATTTCATTGTGCGTATCTCACCATTCCTAGACCAGAAAGGTAATTGGACAGGTGAGTTGATGGTAGGTACTGTGACTACAGGAGAGAACACTACTACAGATGACGACTACGTAAACCTAATGCGCTTGTGTCACATGGTTTGTGCATCTATCCCAGCTATGGAAGATGACAATGATATACGAGACACACTTGCCAAGTATGCCAATGATGTGTTAGAAGAAGAAGAGGCCGCACCAAAAGCTACAGTGGAGAGTGTAGAAGACAATGTGGTTAAAGTAAAGTTTAATTAGAGGAGATATGTATGTCAGATAAAGATATGGTAAACTCACCAGAGCACTATAACTTTGCAGGAGTAGAATGTATTGATGCTATTCGTGCAGCAACTGGTGAAGAAGGATTTCAGTATTACCTACAGGGTAACATTATGAAATATCTATGGCGATACAGATATAAGAATGGTATAGAAGACTTACAGAAAGCGCAGTGGTATCTGAATCAACTAATTGAGGAAGAGAACGGTGATAGTTAAAGTCTTCCTTACACTAGAACTAGACGAAGACGAATATCCTATTCCTGTGGATGGCTTTGTTGATGAAGAAGTAAAGGATGCACTACAGGAATTTATCTACGATGTAGATGGTATGAAGATTAAAGCAATGAAACTAATTACGGAGTGATGTATATGGACAATTATTTACCAACAGACTATCAATCCTTCATTCATAAGTCACGTTACGCACGATGGCTTGATGAAGAAGGTAGACGAGAGGCATGGGATGAAACAGTAGAACGCTATATGAATAACGTAGTTGAACCTGTAGTTGACAGTGGTTCTAGTGAGGCTAACTTTGATGTCGCTAACGATATTGAACAGGCCATACTTGGGCTAGAAGTTATGCCCTCTATGCGAGCTATGATGACCGCTGGTAAGGCATTAGAACGTGACAACACTGCAGGGTATAACTGCAGCTACCTACCCGTAGATGACCCTAAGTCCTTCGACGAGGCTATGTTCATCCTCTTGTGTGGTACTGGTGTCGGCTTCAGCGTTGAGCGTCAGTTCATATCTAAGCTCCCCGAAGTTCCTGAGTTGTTCGACAGTGAGACTACTGTTGTCGTTAAGGATAGTAAGGAAGGTTGGGCTAAAGCTTTCAGACAAGTTCTTGCTCTCCTATGGGCTGGTGAGATCCCTAAGTGGGATGTCTCTAAAGTACGTCCTGCTGGTGCACGACTAAAGATCTTTGGTGGTAGAGCCAGTGGCCCTGCACCTTTAGTTGAACTGTTTAACTTTGCTGTTACTACATTTAAGGCTGCACAAGGACGTAAGCTGTCTAGCCTAGAGTGTCACGATCTTATGTGCTTCATTGGTCAAATAGTAGTTGTAGGTGGTGTACGTAGGTCAGCCATGATTAGTTTATCTAATCTATCGGATGATCGTATGCGTTATGCTAAGTCAGGTCAATGGTGGGAGACTGCAGCACATCGTGCACTAGCTAATAATAGTGTTAGTTATACAGAGAAACCAGACATGGAAACATTTATGCGTGAATGGCAGTCATTAGTTGAAAGCAAATCAGGAGAACGTGGTGTATACAATAGGCAAGCAGCTAAAAATCAAGCTAAAAAGTTTGGTCGTAGAGATCCAGATTATGAGTTTGGAACTAATCCTTGCAGCGAGATCATCCTTCGTCCATATCAGTTCTGTAATCTTACGGAAGTTGTTGTACGTGCTACAGATACTCTGGAAGATCTTGAACGAAAGATCCGTTTGGCAACAATTCTGGGAACTATCCAGTCAACGTACACCAAGTTCCCATACCTGCGAAAGGTGTGGTCTACCAATACAGAAGAAGAACGACTGCTTGGTGTGTCACTCACAGGGATAATGGACAACCCGTTAATGACGTTACGTAATAAAGGATTGGAGAAAACACTTGAGCATCTTCGTGGGATCGCTGTATCTACTAATGCTGAATGGGCTGACCGTCTTGGTATACCTGTTGCTGCTGCAATTACATGTGTCAAACCGTCAGGCACAGTCTCGCAACTGGTGGATAGTGCCAGTGGCATACATGCTCGCCACAGTGCCCATTATATCCGTACTGTCCGTGGTGATAATAAAGATCCGTTAACAAAGTTTATGATGGATCAGGGCATACCTAATGAGCCATGCGTTATGAAGGGTGATACGACTACAGTGTTTAGTTTTCCTGTTAAGTCACCAACAAGGTCAGTCACACGTAATGATATGACAGCCATTGAGCAGCTAGAGATGTGGCTTATGTATCAACGGCACTTCTGTGAGCACAAACCTAGCGTTACAATCTCTGTACGTGAGGAAGAGTGGATGGAAGTAGGTGCATTTGTGTACAAGTATTTTGATGAGATGTCAGGTGTATCATTTTTACCACACTCTGAACATACTTATCAGCAAGCGCCTTATCAAGAGGTAGACAAGGACACATATAAAATGGTACTACAGAGTATGCCTGAACGAATTGATTGGGCTGGGCTGTCTGAGTACGAGAAAGACGATAACACTGTTGCAATGCAAACTATGGCTTGCTCTGGTGATGTATGTGAAATAGTAGATATAACATAAAGGAGATATAATATGTTTGAAGTAATTACGTTTATAGCAGGTGCAGTAGTAGTGGCAGACTTTGTTATCCCAATGGTAATGGATACAGTCTCAGGTCTGTTCTGATGTATGTGCTAGTGCTCATTATGACCTTCCAAGGTGATATGAAAGTACAGGCTTTTCATTCATTGTTTCCAGATTACAATACATGTATAAAGGTAGCAGTTACAATGGAAGAAAGATTAGTGAGCACTAAACCATCGCCAGATGCTACAGCAAATACCTATTGCTTTGAAATACCTAAGTCTATATAAAGGAGAAATGATATGGCTAAACTAACATTAGATGATGTAGAGTACGAAACAGATGACTTTACAGAGGAGCAAAACACAATTCTGCAGGAAATTATGTACAACAATAATGTACAAACGCAGTTAAATTATCAGTCTAACAGCCTAGCTGTGGCACGTGATGCTCTTACAGCTAAACTAAAACAGTCGCTAGAAACAGAAACACCAGAAGAATCGGAGTAAGATATGGCTTACAGAAAACCTTTCTCACGTAACCTTTACGCTAAGTATGACGAAGCAGCAAAGCAAACACTGATCACTCACCTAATTGGTGAGGGTCACGAACTTGTGGACAGTACAGAGTCATACGATGCAGACGTTGTAACTCAAAAAGATGGAGTAAAATATTACAGTGAAGCTGAAGTAAAGACTGCGTGGGTAGGTGACTGGCCTACTAACTGGGCAGAGATACGTATACTTGAGCGTAAGAAGAAGTTACTATCTAAGCATGATAATTTACAGTTCTACATATTCAGCAATGACATGGATAAATGCTGGTGTATAGACAGTTCACTACTAACAGATGACAAGCTACGTGAAGCACGTGGACGTAACATCTATGCAGGTGAACAATTTTACCATGTGCCTTATACCGAAGCAACATTAATCAACGTAGCATAAGGAGTTTCTTATGATAAAAAGAACAAGCAGAAAAGATCGTGGTCTGGGTAAATACGATGCACCACTTAAAGTACAATATCAAATGGGTTACGAAAACTTTAAGCGGGGTAAATTAATCAACCCTTTCCATGAGGATACAATGCAGTATCGTGAGTGGCATAGGGGTTTTAATAAAGCTTACTATGATAATTTAAAAAGGGTAATATCGTATGAAGCTAAAAGAGGAAGCGGAACAGTTTCTAAAGGAGAAGTACAGCATGTCTGATTTCAATGCGTATCAACGCAGTGCCTCTCGCACCGCTATCTATCCTGAGCAACACAAGATCCTTTATCCTGCATTGGGTCTTGCTGGTGAGGCAGGTGAGGTAGCCAACAAAGTAAAGAAGCTTATACGTGATGGACCTGATAAGCGTCCTGAGACATGGCGAGAGGACATAGCCAGTGAGATAGGTGATGTACTGTGGTACTGTGCTGCACTTGCTACTGA